CTTGTGCTGCTTGTCCGATTGTTTGTAGAATGTGCTTATCTTTTTGGAAAGCCAATGCTCTACCGATTTCGGATGAATAAGAACCTCTAACATCATAATGATTCTTTGCTTCTTCTATGTTAGAAAGAAAGACAGAAGATATCAATAAGTCATTGATTGTTATGATTTTCTCGTTGTGGTTTACGTCACTACCAGTGATTTCTGTACCAGCTGTGTGGTAAGAAGCGTCAATTCTACCCATTACAGGGAATTGTGCACTTTTACCATTACTGATTGTACGGACAGTTTCAGCACCTTGAGTTACTGAAGCACGTTCAAATGAAGTTAAAACTTCGCCTGAAAATACTTTAAGAAACAGAGCGTCTTCTGAACCACCAGCATTGATTTTACCGACAGATACTGGACTAGCATTTGCCATAGTATAATCTCCTTTGGTTATAGTTTAGTTGTTGTTAAACGCCTCTAAGTCTCGTCTCCAAGATTGTCTTCCGCAGAAGGTCAAGTTACTACTACTTGTTGGCAGCTGCCATCTAACGAGATAGCACAGCTATTAGCACTTCCATTTACGTAAAGCTAGAGCCTTACGTGTTGGCTTTCCATTTGGTTTTTTCATCGCACCTTTAACACCGCTCATTCTTGCACAGAAACTTTTACGTCTCCCAGCTGCTTTAGAACCTCTTTTAACTTTTCCTGTTACAGGTGCTTTGAGGTTAGCCCCAGTCTTACGTTTGTAATAACGTCTACCAGCGGCATTTAATCCGCCACTAGGACTTTGGTGTTTCTTTGCTGGCATTTACTTTTTCTTTCTGACTGTTTTCTTTTTAGGGAAACCAGCTTTCATATTAGAATAGGCTTTCTTACTTATTGTAGATTTAGACTTGGGTCTACTTGTTCCAGCTTTCTTACGTGCATTGATATTTGCATATAGTCCACGTTTAGCCATTACTTACCGCCCTTTCCTTTCTTCTTTTTCTTATATCCACATGCCATTGTATGTCTCCTATAAGTTACTATTTGCTAATTTCTCTTGTACTTCAGCTTGGAACGCTGGGTCTTTAGCATATCTTGGGTCGCCCATGTCAGCTTGTACTTGAGCCCATGATTCATAGCCACCTTGTGAAGTAGCTCCAGCTTTACCTGATAATAATTTAGGGTCACTTCCTTCAGCTGCTGTATACCTAGCTTGTAAACCTGTAACAGCTAGCTTGATAGTTTCCATATCACCACTGTTAACAGCATTGTTATAAGCTGTCTGTTCAGCTTCAGTTAAATTTTGTCCAGCCCATTGAGTCATCTCTACGTAAGCTTCTTCTCCGCCTACTAAGCCTTTGACTTCAGTGCCTTGTTGTAATGCCCTAGCTTCTTGTCCAGCAATAAACTGGTCTACGATATCTCTACTGATACCAGCTTTCTCTAATCTTTCATAAGACTCATCAGCTAGTTGACCACTCTCTGCGTATTCTGCACTGAGTGAATCCATGTCAAGTCCAGCAGACTCAACAGCTTCATCAGCTTTAATCTCTAAATCACTTTTAGGTTGTTCTTCAGCCTTCGCTTCTTCCTTAGGTTCTTCTTTAGGTTGCCCTAATTTAGATTCTAATTCAGCGTATGATTTAGCCATTGCTTCAACAGATTCAAACTTCTCAGGTAAACCCTCAGGTCTAGAAGATTCTACTTGTTCTTCTACTGCTGGGGCTTCTGATGTAGTTTCATCTGATTGTACTACTACTTGTTCTACCATTTATTTCTTCTCCTTTATTGTGGTTTAGTCATGTTATTAGCAACATTAGGGACTGCACTTTGTACAGTTTCCATCATTTGTTGCTGTTGCATTTGTTGTTGAGCAGCTTCTTGCTCTTGAGCTAGTTGCTCTTCACTCTTAATTAATCCTTCAGTGTCAATACCTAAGCTGGTAGCAACACGAGTAATCAGGTCATTAGGGTTTAATACCTGTACTACTTCAGGACTAATCTGAGCTAGCTGTCCTATCTCCATAACAAATTCTCTTAGTTTCTGTAGGTCATTACCACGTCCTAAAGCTTCTATACCTGTGATAATAGTAGGTGCTACAGAATCTTTTGGAAGCTTTGGTATCTCATTGGATTGAGACATACGTTTCATTAATACTTGCACTAATGGTAACTGAAACTCTTGAGATAATAATGAGTATATACCACCCATACTAGTCTCTAACTGTTCAGCCATGTATCTAATCTCTTGTGCTGTTACACGTTCAGCGTCTCTTTGTATTGCTGTGTGTAATAAGAAAGCGTATGACATACGTTCTTCTAAACGTCCTATGCTACGTTCTACAATACCTAAATCATATTGCTTCTCAGTTTGTAAACATGTTACGTCGTCTCTTTGTCCTGTAATTATGTCTCCGTTTCTAGTGTTAGCCAAGTCTCGTTTACGGGTTACAGCGTTAGGGCGTACCATAAATACTACTTTACTTGCAGCTGCTGATGATTCTACTAGTGATTGTGATAGTCCCTCTAGTGACCTTAGGTCTCCTAGAAATTCCTCTACATAACCACGACCGTAGTCTTCACCATCTACTCTAACCATACGTAATGCTTGGTAAGGCATGTTGTCTGCTGGGTACGTACCTACTGAGCTTGGTATTTTGTGTCCCATAATTTCTTGACATACATAGTACTTGCCGTCAGGTAATCTGTATATATGAGTATATATCTCACAGTCCTCATCTTCTTTATAATCAGGATATTTACCTATAATTTGTAATGTCTCTTCATCTAGTGCTACTGGACTAATGCTTTCTTTAATAATTACTTCTAATAAATTACCATCTTCATCACGTCTACACACAAATTGTGTTATACCATACACACGCATGTTGCCTTTCTTAGGTAGATATGTTAGTACATTACCACTTACAATAAGATGTTTTAGTGCTTCAAATACAGATACTCTAAGTGCTAGGTTCTCTATTTTCTTGTGTATCTCACGCTCAATTTTGGCTAGAGACTTCTCAATTTCAGATTGTAATTCAGGGTTCTGCTCTAGTTCTTCTTTAGTTTTACCTGATAAAGATAATCTAAAGAAAGGTGAGTTGGGTGGTAATAATAGTAATAGAAGTTTAGAAGCTAGGTTGTTGACACCTCTTGCTCCTACTGATTGAAATGGTGTATAAATCTCTGAGCTAGACTCGAAGCCGTCGTCAGGAATAAGGGTTGGTATTGTAAGTTCTGAGCACTCACGGGCTCTATCTAGATAATGTTGTCTATCTGCTTGTAGCTTTTCATAGCGTTGTTTCGCTGTCTCTTTCATCATCTCTTGCATAATTAACTAATGTTTAATCCTGACCCTGAAGTAGGAATAGATAAGCCTGATGTTTGTAAAGCTTTTGTACCTTTACGTTTAGCTTTCTTTTTCTTTTCTGCTTCAGTTAACTTCTCTTCAGCTACCTTAAGTGTTGGTGCTATCTCATCTCCTGATGGTGAAGCGATAGGCGGAGCTGGAGTAGGTGCTGGTGGTGGAGTAGATACTTTTGGACTACCTGTGCACATGTTGTCTCCTTATTGTTATTTAGTTGGAATCTGTAAGCCAGCGTTTGACTTGTTTAAAGTACTTGTACCAACAGCTGGATTAGATAGTTTACCTGTACCTTTGGTTTTGACTTTAACTTTCTTACCATCTTTGGTTTTAGTCTCTTCCTTAGGTGCTGATATCATAGAGTCTCTGCTTCCCACTTTAGAAACAGCTCCCATTCGTTCTGCTAATCCGACACCTCTACCAAATCCACACATGTTATTTATCTCTTTCCTTTAGTTGATTAATAAAGCGGACAACATCACGCTGTCCAGCCTTGAAGTATATGTCCTTCATTTCATCTGAGATATCAGGTGATTGCTCAGGATATAAACTATTTAACAGCTTAATAAACTGTGGTACTGTCTTAGGTAGGGTGGTTTCTTCTTCATCCTTACCTACTATATCTTTTATAAACATATTTTATCCTTCTAAAACGGGTACTTTAAGTCCATAGTGTACCAGTTATTGTTCCTTTATTGTATTCAGTTGCTCTATTCTCAAAGAAGTTAGCGTGCTCAACGCCATTAAGCACCCAGTCTAACCACTCTAATGGGTTATCTTTTACTTTGTAGTTAGGTTTCAATGATAGTTGTAACAGCCTACGGTCAGCAATGTACCTTATGTATTGCTTAACTTCCTTAGGTTCTAGTCCTCGAATACCACCTTGTTCAAATGCTAGGTCAATAAACTTATCCTCTAGCTCAACCATGTCTCTACAGGTTTGATAGATAGTGGCTTTGAAATCGTCGTTCCATACGTTTGGATTCTCTTTAATCATTTCTTTAAATAGTTTAATCATACTCTCTACATGATGTGACTCATCACGGATAGACCATGTGACTATTTGGCACATACCTTTCATACGACCAAAGCGTTGGAAGTTAAGTAACATAACAAAAGAAGCGAACAGTTGTAGTCCTTCACCAAAGGCAGAGAAACAAGCTATGTCTCTAGCCAGTCCTTCTACACCTTTACCTTTGTCTTTAAATAAGTACTTATGTTTATCAGCCATCTCCCTGTATTCTTGAAATGCTTTGTACTCTGTCTCAGGTAATCCGATAGTATCGTTTAGTAATGAATAACTATGAGCATGGTTAGCTTCGCTGGACGCAAAAGAAGTTAACATCATACGTACTTCAGGTGCTTTAAACTTAGGTAAGTATTTATCTAGGTAAGCCTTAGCTATATCTACATCACCTTGTGTAAAGAATTTAAGTATCTGATTAATAAGATTCTTCTCAGGTTCTGTCAGCCTTTCATTCCAGTCTCTTACATCTTCATGTAAAGAAACCTCTGAAGGTAGCCAGTGCATTTTCTGTTGCATGTCATAGGACTCAAATGCCCAGTCATATGTAAATGGTTTATAGTGTGTACGTTCTTTAAATAAATTCATTATCCCTCGCAAGCTATACATTCCCCATCAGGAATGATTGTTCGTTCTATCTTTTGTGACACTAGTTCTGCTCTCTTCATTGCTTCTGAGCGACAGTAGTAAAGTGTCTTGAGTTTTCTTTTCCAAGCCAACATGTGTATGTCATGTAGTTCACGGATGTGAACATCAGCTGGAACGAATACATTAACAGATTGTCCCTGACAAATAAACTCTTGTCTGTCTGCTGCGTGTTCTATTATCCATTGTTGGTTAATCTCTATGGCTGTCTTGAATGTATCCTTCTCATAATCAGTAAGACCTTTGAGGTCTAATACTGAACCTCTGTTGGCTAGTATCTTCTTCCATGTCTTCTCATCATTCATCCCTTTGCTTTCTAATAGTTTCTCTAGGTGTTTATTCTTAACCAAGAATGAACCTGACATAGTCTTTTGTACATAGGCGTTAGCCCTGTATGGTTCAATGGCTGGTGATGTAGTACCACAGATGATTGAGCTAGAAGCGTTTGGTGCGATAGCAAGTAAGTGAGCGTTACGCATCCCTGTACCTTCCATGTCAGGGGCTTCACCTTTCTTAATAGCTAATCGTTTAGATTCTTTGACAGCCTGTTCCTTAATATGTTTAAACATCTGTAGGTTCTTAGACTTAGCCAATGCTGATTCAAATGGTATGCCTTTAGATTGTAAGTAAGAATGGAATCCCATTGCACCTAACCCTAAGCTACGTTCATT